TTTTTATTTATATAAAATTTACCAACACTATATTTATTTAATATGGCAGATGGTATTACTTATGGTATAAATTTTCCTTTTAGACAGAATCCTAAAGGAAAATATTTATCATTGTCTGAAACAACAGATGATGAAATTAGAAGTAATTTAATTCATTTGTTATTAACCAGAAAAGGATATAGATATTTTTTACCTGATTTTGGAACAAGACTATATGAATTTATTTTTGAACCACTAGATGGAGAAACTTTTGATTCTATTAAACAAGAAATTGAAGAGGCTGTAAGTACATATATACCAAATTTAACAATACAAGATATCACAATAGAACCATATAATGAAGAAGAACCTGACCTTAGAGAAATTGGTGCTGAAGAACAATTAATACCAATATATAGAATACCTGGTGCAAATACAGAAGAATATACCGCTAAAGTTAAAATAACTTATAGTGATGAAAATAACCCCTTTGGGTCAAGACAATTTGTTATAATTAATATATAAAATGGCAAGAAAAATAGACTATACTAAAAGAGATTTTGAAGGACTTAGAGAAGACCTACAAAATTATACCCAACAATATTATCCAGAATTAATTCAGAATTTTAATGATGCTTCTTTATTTTCTGTTTTTATGGATTTAAACGCAGCTATTGGTGATAACTTACACTTTCACATTGATAGAAGTATTCAAGAAACTGTTTTACAATATGCTCAACAAAGATCTTCAATATTTAATATTGCTAGAACCTACGGATTAAAAATACCTGGATTTAGACCATCAGTAGCTATTGTTAATATTTCTATTACCGTACCACCTTTTGGTGATTCTGAAGATACTAGGTATTTAGGTATTTTAAGAGCAGGATCTCAATTTAATGGTGGAGGAACAACATTTGAATTATTATATGATGTTGACTTCTCATCGCAATTTAATAGAGAAGGTTTTATAAATAGAACAAAAATACCAACATTCGATCAAAACAATAACATTGTAAATTATGTTATTACAAAACAAGAAGTTGTTGTTAATGGTACCACAAAAGTTTTTAAAAGAGTTATTAATCCACAAGACGTATATCCGTTTTTTAATTTCTTTTTACCTGAAAGAAATGTATTAGGCGTTACTGCCATAATACAAAAAGAAGGGACAAGTTATCAAACAACACCGAGTAACAATGAATTTGTTAGTTCATCAAACAAGTGGTATGAAGTTGACGCATTGGTTGAAGATACCATTTTTGTTGAAGACCCAACAAAACCTGTTGACAATGCGGGTATAAAAGTTGGTAAATATATTAAAACAGATAATAGGTTTATTACTGAATACACACCAGAGGGTTTTATGAAAATACAATTTGGTGCCGGTACAACAACACCAAACGAACAATTAAAACAATTCACAAATACAATGATACCATTAAACCTACAAAATTATCAAAATAATATAGGTTTAGGTCTTACAGTACAACCAAATACAACATTATTTGTACAATATAGAGTTGGTGGTGGGGTAGCATCTAATATTGGTGTCGGAGCAATAAACCAACTTGGTACGGTTGATTTTGCAGTTAACGGACCTTCACAAAATATAAATTCAAATGTAATTGATTCACTTATTGTCACAAATATCACTGCAGCTATTGGAGGTGCAAACCAACCAACAACAGAAGAAGTTAGAAATATGGTTTCGTTTAATTTTGCTGCACAAAAAAGAGCGGTAACAATTAATGACTATAAATCAATAATTGAAACAATGCCGGGTAGGTTTGGAGCACCATCAAGAGTTTCTATATCTGAAAACAATAACAAAATATCAGTTAAAGTTTTATCGACAGACGAGAATGGTGCTTACACTCAGATAGTTTCAAATAACATGAAAACTAATTTAGCTACCTATCTTTCTAAATATAGAATGATAAATGATTATATATCTATAGAAGTTGCTAAAGTTATAGATTTAGAATTTGAAATTTTTGTTGTTTCTGATAACTCAACCTCTCAAAGTGAAATAATAACTCAGGTTATTAATACGGTATCCCAATACATGTTACCTCAAAATAGAGACTTAGGGCAAAATGTTAATATTTCTGATTTAAGTTTACAAATACAAGACATTGCAGGTATAAATACACTTTCTTCAATTAACGTATACGGTAAAGTTGGTGGACAATATTCATCATCAGAAACATCACAAAGATATTTAGATACAACAACAAAACAAATAGAATTAATTGATAATACAATATTTGCTGAACCGGATCAAATTTATCAAATTAGATATCCAAGAAAAGATATAAAGGTTAGAATAAAATCACTAACTAGTACAGGAATCTCCTAAGATTATTTATTTTATATTATTTGATATTACTTTTAAAATTGATAATAAAACTATTTATCAACAAATAGAGTAATGGGTAAAACATATAGATTTAGGACAACACCAGGTAAAGACAAAAATATAAGACTTAATATTGAACAAGATTTTGATTTTATTGAGATTTTATCATTAAAATTAAAACAAGAAGATGTCTATACTAGATTCTGTGCAGATTACGGAGTTGTTGCCGGTAGAGTAATAGTTAATGGTGGTTACGGAGTACCAAACGCATCCGTTTCAATTTTTGTTCCTTTATCTAATATAGATGAGAACGATCCTGTTATATCTACTTTATATCCTTATAAAACATTAGAAACAAAAAATGAAGATGGTTATAGATATAATCTTTTACCATATAGACAAGAATATGCAGGTCACACACCAACAGGAACTTTTCCCGACAGAGAAGACTTACTAACAAGACCTGAAGTTTTAGAAGTATATGAAAAATATTATAAATATACGGTAAGAACTAATGAAAGTGGTGATTTCATGATTGTCGGAGTACCTTTAGGGAATCAAAAAATTGTTTTAGATTTAGATTTATCAAACATTGGGTGTTTTTCTCTTAGACCTTCAGACCTAATTAGAATGGGTATGGGTGTAGAAAGTGAGTTTGCTGGTTCACAATTTAGATCATCTACTGATATTAATTCTTTACCACAGATTATTAATATTGTTGAAGACATAGAAATAGCATCATTTTGGGGAGAAGAAAATATATGTAACGTAGGTATTACAAGGTTAGATTTTGATTTAAGAGACCAAGGAATTGAAATAAAACCTCATTGTGTTTTTATGGGGTCTTTAATTACGACATCTGACGATGATTCGTTAAGGGCTAATTGTAAACCAAAATTTGACACAGGTAATCTTTGTGATTTAATTACAGGGCCTGGTAAAATTTTAGCGATAAGACAAACAATAAATTCAGATTCTTTAGGGTATCCTATTTTAGAAGAATATAAACTCCCACAAGGAGGTAATGTAATAGATGAAGATGGTACATGGTTAATTGAAGTGCCGATGAATATTGATTACGTAACGACAAATGAATTTGGAGAACAGGTAATTTCAAACGACCCAAATGTTGGAATACCGACTAAAGGTAAATATAGGTTTAAAATTCAGTACCAAAATGAAGATAGTTTAGAAAATAATTTTTTAAGGGCCGATTATTTGATACCAAACATAAAAGAGTATGGATGGAGCACTAATATAAGTGCAAATGGTCCTAGTGATACTAATTTACAATTAAAATCATATGCATTCAGTTTAGATTGGAATGAATATGGTGATACAGGCACCACTTTAGGTCAACAAATGATACAAGAAGCGATTAATTGCGATGATAGGTTTTTTGAATTTAATTTTAATAGAGTTTATACCATCTCAAGTTTTATTGATAGATGGAAATGGGGGTTTAATCGGGCTAGACATTTAGGAATAAAAGAAATAACAGACAGAACATGTAATACAACAACTAATAAATTTCCGGTAAATGACGGAGTTAGAAATTTCGATTTAATATTTTTTGTTGTCAATTTATTATTATTAATAACAGGAGCAATTATACCGTTGATAATTTTAATAATGCATTTTATTGCTAAAATTTATCCAATACTAAGAAGAATTGTTAATGTTATAATAAGAGCAATAAATAACATTATTAGTTTTATTTGTAATGTTATTAACACAATACGAGGATGGTTAAATTGGGACCCAATAAATTGCCCAACTGAGGCCATAAACCTATTACCCGAAAGAAATTTCCCAAGGATATCACTACCTATGATTATTTACCCCGATTGCGAATCATGTTCTTGTGAACCAGTAACATCTGCTAGCGGATCAGATCAATATCCGGATATTGATTATGTACAGCAAAATATTAATAGAAGTTTATTAATTGACACAAATAGTATTGAATCATATCTGTGGTCAGAACAATATGAGTATTCATTATTCCAACAGAACTGTACACAATTTCAACAAGGTTGTTCAGTAACACAAAGAGCTTTAGATTTTGGAGTTAATCAAGGATTTGCTGGGTATTCTGGCCCACAAGAAAATGGTAAAAATAAGTTTAATAATGTACCTATTGCTACTTGGATGGATCAACTTTCTAGAACAGCATCACAATCATATACAATATCATATGGACAGATGTTAAATTATATAAATGCGAGAGCAAGGTATTTTGAAAATATATCCGTAATAGAAACCACAGTAAAAAACACAGACTTTAATAATGTTGAACAAGTTTCAGGAACATTTAAAGACCAACCTTTAATACTTGTTATGGATTCCGGAACATTAGATCAAATAGGGGGTGCTGGTGGAGTAATAACGTTTACCGATATAAATCAAATAAGTGACCCAAACTTAACAGGGGCCACAGTAAACCAATTTAATACAAACGCCGTTACAGGAACCGCAGATTATAATTTAACAAATTTAATTCCAAAAACAATAAATTGGGTGTCACCATCTTTTACACCAACATCTAACGCGACGACTCTAAAATTAAAACTAACTGAACAACAAAAAGAATATAAATTTAAAGGAGGAGTCGAATATTTCCAAGTTATAACGGGTGGGACCTTGGCAGAATTTAATCAGTATGTACCAAACCCAATATGGTCGTCATTAATTGGTCAGTATATTTATGGTGGTGGGGGAATGAAATTTAGATGGGGTCAGGGGTATTTAAGTACAACAGGTTGGGGAAAAAAACCGGATAATGAAGTTAAAACTATTGCTTATAACTTTTTTGCGGATGACTTATTGATTGGGGGTGATTTTGATAAATATGGTGGTACATACTCTAAAAAAATAGTAGAGTTGGCATTAAATAACGGAACAATAATTTCACCACATGCAGGAAACGGAAATTCATTTGGTGGTTTTGACGATGTAGTAAATAGTATTGTTGTTGATTCGTCAGGAAATCAAATAGTTGGAGGAAAGTTTGGTAATTATAATGGAAACGTATGTAGTCAAAAAATAGTAAAATTATCAAACGGACCTGATCATAACCCAATAAATACTTTTTTTGGTCTTGGGGTTTCTTCTTCAGATAACGTTGATTCAGAAATTTTAGATGTTAAAATACAACCTAATGGTAAAATTTTAATTGCTGGGTCTGATTTCGACCAATATAATTTTGTTGGTATTGGGCCTTCCTTTCAATATAAAAATCTTTGTAGAATAAATGATACTGACGGATCTCTAGATACTGGGTTTTTATATTATAATATTTTTAATTATACCGTTAAAAAAATAGAGGTAGATATTAACCCATTAAGTTCTAATTATGAAAAAATTTATGTTGCGGTCGACTCACCAACAGTCACATTTAAAAAAATACAAAGATTAAATACTGACGGTAGTGTTGATGGGACTTTTGTTTTTAATTTAGACTCATCATTTTACGGTAGTGTTGACGTACAATCAATAAAAATACAACAAGACGGTAAAGTCTTAGTTGGGATCTCAAGTAACGGAACTGCAACCTATGGAGGTGTACCTATAAATGGTATATTTAGACTTAATACTGATGGAACAATAGATAATACATTTAATAATGGTGTTGTGGGTTTTAACACCCAAAGCTCAGTTAAGATATATGCTATCGACATAGACCCTGAAGATAGAATATATGTAGGAGGTAATTTTCAAGGAAAAACATATAGTAATTCAAGTGTTGCGGGTGTATTTAGACTTTTACCTGATGGTTCAATAGACCCAACATTTGTCGCCAATACTAATTTTGGTGGAACAACTAGTATAGTTAAAGATTTAAAAATTATAAACGATAGTGTTTATGTTGGGGGAACTTTTAGTCCTGTGGGTGGATTACCTTTAAACCAAAGTAATTTATTTGCGTTAAATAAAGATGACGGTTCACCTAAAACAATTTCTGGATTAATTAATCCTGTACCTACTATATTACAGAATTGGAGAAATGTTGGTAGAGGTTATAATGAAGAGGCTAGATATATGTTTAATAATTTTTATAATAAAGAAATTGTTTTTTTAACTAGAGGGGTTGATTTATATACAGAAAAACAAACAATTGAGTACGACTTATCAAGATTATTTAATTTACCACAAGGACAGTTTAAAGTAAAAGGTCAGTATTATTTAAATTATCCAATATCTTTGGCTAATAACAACCAAACAACAAATAGTGCATGGGCAATACCAGGAGTACTAACCACTGATTGGTATGATAGTTTTATGACACCACAATCACATGATATTATTAATAACAAGAATTTTGTTTTATATAAAAAACCATTTTCTAATTTTACACCATCAACATGGACAGCATTCACAAATAATTCGGTAAAATACTATACATCAACCGATAAATCTAGAAAAGATTCACTAGCTTTTAATGATGACCAATACAGGATAAAAGATTTTAGTAATAATGGTGTTTACTCTGAAGTTTCATATAATTGGGTGTTAGGTAAAAATACATTAGGAGTTGGATGGTCTATTGGTGATCCACCGGATAATCCGGACGCTACTTTTATTTCAACTTATAGAAATAATATTACATATGATCAAGGATTTATTGAGGGTTCGTCATTTATTGGATCTAACATTACGCCTGGCGAAGTATTTGATTTAGAAAATACAATAAATTTTGCTAGGGTTTTTGCACCATCATACCATTTGGAAAATACGGCATATGATGTTGTAATGACAGAGAAAGAAAGATTAATTTTAAGATCAGATAGACTCCCAACGTCTACTAGTACAAAAGTTAATGGAAATACATCATTACCATTATTTTTAAATGATAATTTTTTAATACTATTAATTACGGAACAAGGTCAAGCACAAACATTAGATGTTACCGTTAATCAAACAATTGAAAACACGGGTAACTCGGCGGATATTGCTGATGATGAGAATGGATTATCTGATGTAATATTAAATAGTTTATCATGTGAAGGATTAACAGCGTTACGTTGTTATACGGGGTATGGTGAAAATTTTGGAGTACAAACACCATGTGCTGAAAATCAAGACGGAGACTTAACGAAACAAAGAGTTATTGGTGGATGTTATTATTTTATACAACCTGATTACCTTGA